GCCTTAAATCCATCAGCTTCACATAACTTCTTTAAGCGTTCAGCTACCGGCCACCACTCGTCACGTCCAACGGAGTCAGATAAAATCCAGTACACGTGTACGCCACGTCCTGAGTTAACAAGAGTAGGCGTAGGTAAACTGTGTCGCTTGCAGAAACTTCCTAGCTCTAGGATAGCTGTCTCTTGATCCGCAAATTCTTTGTCCGGTCCACAGTCTAAGTCTAAGAAGAATGACTTTATGGATTGCACGTTATCTGCTTTACGTGAACCCGCTCCTTCTAACGTAGCCAGTGCGAAGTAAGCGTCATGCCCACTAGCATCGAAATCATTTGCTGCGTCTATAACATCTTGTACAGAGGTAAAGAACTTCTGTTTGACGGCACCATCTTTAGCTGCAAATACGCAGTAGTGACCGTCATCTCCCAATACTAAATCTAAAAATCTTTTCGTTTTCATAGCCACCACTCGCCATTGTAAGGTTAACCACGGCTAAATTAATAGCCGTGGCAAGGGATCGTTTAGTCGTCCCAAGTGCTTAGTATAGATGCTAAGTCACCATCACCAGAAGGAGCAGGTTCGGCTGCTTTTTTAGCAGTTCTCTTTACCGGAGCTTCTTCTTCGTCAAGCACATCGTCGTCCGCTGGTGCGGCTTCTAACACGTTGTTGCTTTTGGCAGGTGCTGGTGCGGCGGCTGCAAACGGGTTGTTATCCTCAAGTACGAAGCCCCCTTCTACTACACCAAACGGATTGGCCTGATCCATTGGAACATACTTAATGACCTGCACAGCTTTTAACCGTAGAGATACGCCCCAGTTGTCTTTTGACATGTAGTAGGGAGTAAAGGTTACTGCTACGCTGACTGTGCTACCCGTAGTTAGCTGAAAGTCTTCTTTCAACGGAGTGCCTTGGCTGTCAACCTGTAACGGCCTAGTAGTAAGTTTACCGCTGTAAGCACCTTTTATGTTTGACTTGCCAGTGTATGTTCCGTTGTCGTCTTTAACAAGCGGGTTAGTTAGCACCTCGGGCCAAGACTTCTCTCTATTAGCAGTCCACGCTTGGCTCATCTTTATGAACAATGCTTTTGCCGTTTCGTTGTCCATACGAAAACCTATGGAAAATTCAGCGTTAGTGTCCCGTGGACCGCAAGGCATACTACGTTTTACCTTCTGATCGAAGACATACGTCTGGTCAATCCGAGGCCATAGCGCCTCTACGTTTTCAATTTTATATATTTCAGCCATGTTGTTCTCCTTATCTGGCGTTTATACGTCGTCGTCTGTACCGAAATCGAACTCTAACTGTTCTTCAATCGGTGCCTCATTCACGTCCTGCGCACTTTTTGTTAGTGCTTCAGTCACTGAGGTTTTGTTGAACCGGTAGGTATTACCGATCTTAATATACGTGGTTTTAGGGATGTGTCCCTGCCGTACCCACGCCCGAATAGTAGAGATGGAAACCGCAAAATGCTTCGCCAACTCCTCTATTTGCACAAATGGTTCTGCCATTATTTCTTCCTAACTGAGATTACGTGTTCGGTATCTATGTTAAGCCCTTTCGGCATAACATCTGGGTTCTCTTCTAAGAATTGTTTGACGTTGGTCTGGTTCAAACGTCGGTCCAGAAACTCGGGCATGTCGTGTTCTTTTATAAAACCGTACATGGATTCCCAATCTCCCGTCCAATATTTCGTTCTCGTAGACCTGAAAAACAAACCCTCAGATGTCCGTACGCTTTCGACATTGTGTGTGTCACAGTAGTCTAATAACGCTTTCTTTAGGATATCCTGTTGGCGAACCAACGACCCATCCTTCTCCTTAAATTCCGCAGACAACAACGCTCTCTCTGACCTTATCTTAATGTAAGCCTTAGTGAGCTTGTCCGCAGGAATATCGCCATCGTCACTCATTTTAACTCTCCTGCACTAACGAGAATTACACTGTAGTACCGAGTAGTAGGCTAGTCAAGTAGTTCTTTGTATAAATCAATCATTTTTGTGTGGACATTAATTCTATTGTCGAGAAGTGAGTAAACACGCTTTTCAGCAGCAGACCCTTGAAGCTGTACAACGGTACATGGATGCTTCTGACCTGACCGATGAACCCGCGCATTTGCTTGCGCATAGGTTTCTAAAGAAGGTGTCGGCCCCCACCACACGACTGTATTGGCAGCAGTTAACGTAACACCGTGTGCCGCTGACTGCGGCTGGATAACCAGAACACGTGGATCATCAGTTGTTTGGAACCGTTTAAAGATATCCGTGCGCTTAGATACAGGTACATCGCCCCGTATAACTTCTGTGGTAATCCCATCACTACGCAATTTCTCTGTCAGTATGTCAATGGTGTGCTTGAATGGTACGAATATAAGCACCTTCTGACTGCTCTCGTCGATTACTTCTCTTAACACTTTATACCGATGCTTGATGTCAAACTCTAAAGTGCCGCCATCGTCTGTGTACACAGCACCAGCAGAAATTTGCAGTAGCTTGTTCATAATGACGGCGGCGTTAACGGCAGTAACTTCGTCCCCACCCACTGTCATAGTCATGCGCTTCTTTAGTAGGTCATAATACTTTTGTTGTTGGCGCGTCAGTTCTACCTTACGTTTGACATAGGTCATGTCAGGAAGGTCGAGACACTCTTCTTTGGTAAATCGTATGGCAGGCTGTAGCACGTTAAACACGAGGTCCGACGCTTCCGGTTTGATGATCCACCTAAACTGCGTAACCTTCCGCATGACCATATCTCTAAACGATCCAAAGAACCGTGGCACCGAATTAGGGTCAACCATCTTAGCTAACCCGTAAGCATCAAGCGGAGACTGTGCGGCGGGAGTACCCGTCATCATCCACAGCCACGTGTCGTCACCTATTTGCCGTTTCAGTGTCTTCCACCGCTTTGATTGCGCGTTCTTGTAGTGTGTTGCCTCGTCCACAATGATGAGATCAAACCCACCTTTGGCAATCTCTTCTGATACAATCTCCACACCGTCATAGTTTATTATTACAAAGTCTGCGCCCTGCTCTATGATTGCCTTACGTTTCTTAGCTGCACCGTGGGCAATGTCTACACTGCGATGTGGGGCAAAGGTAAACAGGTCTTCGCGCCATGCCGAGTCCATGATTGATAGGGGACATATAACCAAGACGCGGTTGATCTTGCCTTGGTTGAGTAGGAAGTCTGCGGCCCATATAGCACTGGCTGTCTTACCTGTACCTTGCTCGTTGAAGCAGAATGACTTGCGGTTCATAGTCATAAACGCTGCGGTCTTCTTCTGGTGAGCAAACGGAGCGTGTTTACCTGTCCACTTGTACTGCCCTTGGATAGGCGATGGGACATTGATGTTGAGCTTCTTTAGCGTGTGCATCTCGTCGAGACCCCAGTTCACCAGAACCTCGTTGTCTCGCACTATCGTACTCTTTGGCACTGTTTCAGTGACACGTTTTGGATTGCGTAGCTTTAGTAGCAACGCCTTACTGTCGATTATTCGCATACCGTTCTCCTGATTTTAGGGATTTCCCTAAATCACACTTTCTTCTTTTTATAATTACGTGCGCGGTTCTTGCTTGAACTCTCTATGGTCACGCCGTCTTTGTTAGTACCACCTTTGGACAAGGCTTTCTTGTGGCTAACATCTTTACCTTCACGCTTGTCGGCTTTGCCGTTCTTGTTCTTGTCAGCACCTTCTTTATCAACCTTGCGCCGCGCTCGCTGACGTTCCATACGTGCCTCAAACGTCTTACTACCTACAGGTGCGTTGACTTGTTTTTTACGCTTTCTCATCCGTTTGCTCCATTGTGAACACATTCGATTACAGGGCAGTGGCGTCTGCATAACCCGTTAGGTCGTGCGTTCCACATATCTTCGTCTGCTGCGGTCTGCATCTGAGCGTACTTGCCCAACCATTTTTCCCACAGCTTGCCCTTATCATACTCCATGTATGTGTCTTTTACCAAGTCATTACACACAACGAACAATAACCCTGCACGTACGGTCTTAACCTGTGGGTACTTTGCAAACAAACCCAAGGCCATCAACTCTAGCTGTCCCTTGTCTGCGTACTTGGCAGATTTGCCTGTCTTGTAATCCACCACCCACGCAAGATCATCGTCGAGTATTACTAGGTCAGCAATACCACGGAACCAAACGTCCTTGGCGTAGAAGTCACAGACTTCTAGGTTCTCTGTTACACCCAGCTTTATCTCGCACAGCTTTTTGCCTTTGCGGTTTTTCAGTGATACCAGTGCTTTCTCTGCAAAGCCAAACTTCTTAGGCACAGGTACGTCTGCACCTACAAAGTCTTCTGCCATCTTGTGAAACGCAGAGCCGTATAAGATAGCCTCAGTCTCCTTGAACGGAAACTCTTTGAGTATCTTCTCATGGTAGAACTGCTTAGGACATTGCTCAAATGCTTTGATCTTACTGAAAGACCATGGCGATACTTTAGTC